GTCCAGGTTCTCAAACTTTGGAAGCAGGATCATTTGGGTGGCCCTTCCTCTTGAACTCTGGCGTGAAGCCATCATATTCATGCCACATCGGATAAGGATGATCGCAGTCCTCTTCATAGAAAGTACCAACATAAAGCTCGTAGTACAGTCTCCAAGGATCTGTGCAATTCCTGATAATTGCGGGGTGATCAAGCGGCTCTATTGAATTCAAGCCGTCAAGGTATTGCTCAATTAAAAGTTGATCAGATACACAAACGCCGTAAAGTGTTTCATACAATTCACGAGTTCGTAACCCAACCTCCTTCCAATGTATACCTTCCTCATCGCGCGGCATGTCCCTTGCAAGTTCCCTCTGGTAGACATTGCGTTGACGAGCCAAGAACTCATCAACGCGAATGCCACGGGTCACTCGTAGCCCGTACTTTGCTAGGGAGGTTAAAATGGGGCAACCAGAATACTGATAAGCTAAGGAGAGTGATTTTGACCTTATCAGCACCTTTCTTTTCCGCTCAGAAGAGTGTCTGTATTGGGCAGACCCCCAACCGAATTTCGCCATTTGCTTCATAGCATCACAAATAATGGACTTTTCATCAGGATCAAATATCATACCACAGAAGGAGCCTATTTCTGCTGCCCTGATTTCTTGTAGCTTGATTTTGAGTCCAAGGGATTCAAAGTCCTTAATTGTTGGCGGTTCTCCGCGGACGTAGTACAAGCCGTCGTCACCTTCTACTACTCCTCTGCAATCAGCACCTTTTAGACTGCAGAGATATTTTACGAACATCAGGTTGGAGAAACCATTGCACAAAGAAGTGATCATATCTCCTGACATCCGGGTTGCTTTAACCTTGGCCGTGAAATGTTTGAATACTAAAACATTCTCTCCGGTCCATGTTGACTCCATCCATTCTTCAAGTTCGTTCCTGTTCGGCAATGCGGATACCATCCACTTCAGGAGCTCTTGTTCACAAGCCATCATTAATTCTTTGACAAATAATGATTCAAAAGAGCTGTAGTCGGACACAAAGATCCGGTCTCCTGGAGCGTACAGTTTGGATATATATTCAGGTCTGTCTTTGACAGGAACGTGTTTAATAAAAGCTGGATCTTGGTAGACAACAGATTCAATCTGTTTAATAACGGGACCTATGAATATCTTGGATGGGTCTTCTCTACCGTTGATCGTGCGTGAGTGCTTAAATTCTCCGTAACACTCATCCTTAATGAAGCTTTTATTTCGGGTTTGTTTCTTGAGGACGCTATCCAATGCCTCCTCACGAATTGCCCTTAACTCCTCCTTCCTCCATTCCGGATAATCGGTGTTTGCCAACCAAGTATCCGTACTTAGATCTGTGTCTGGGGCTAGACGCACATATGTCTTCCTGACATATTTCCTTACAAATTTCCTGAGT